GCCGGGTCTTCATCACCGAAAAACTCATCAAGCTGGCGGGTTAGGTTAATGGCGGCCGTTCCTGATCGTCGGCCCGTGGGGTCAGCCATGCCGCCAGTAATTGCCGCCCAGAGCGCCCCGGCGTTCTCCATACTCGCGTCTGCCGCAACAGCACCAGTAAGGGCCGGAGCCAGATTTTCAGCAAGCATCCCAGTGTCTACCACTCGGGCCATTTTTCCTACGCTCATCAAAAAGCCGACGGCCTCGCGTCCCGTCGACCCGCTGATTTTCCTGATGTCCAGCGCTGCCCCACCGATTGCCTGGCCAATACTAACATCATCTGGGGCAATCTCAGCAGCAATCCGAGTCGCCTCCATAGCGGCACTGACAGGCAGGTCTCCACGAGCCGAAAGGGCATCGCTGGCGATTGTGTAGAGGGTCGTTTGGCTGACCCCCATATCTCGTGACATTTGCTCGATTTGCGAAATAACTGCATCTCGCTCGGCTCCGGTGGTAGCCCCCAAGTTCCGCAGCATGGCAATCTGTGCATCAGCCACCGGCATACTGAGTTCATGGGCTTTTTGCTGGGCTTGGTGAAGGGCCTCGTACTCTTTTCGTATCAAGAGCACCGCGCCGGCAAGGCCGCCGGTTAGCCCTAGAGCGCCGGCCATATTCCTAACCATACTGACGGCGGCAGGACCAAACGCTTTCTTCCCGCTCTTGCCGGCCCGGTCATGCTCTTCGTGCGATTGCCGCACCGCAATACCATAGGTCTCTTGCGAAATCTTGGCCTCGCCTAGTAGCGTCTTCAGTTTCGCCAGCCGTGCGTTGTGCTGCTGCTGTGGTGTGCGGGTCTGGTCATAGACTCGCTTGGCGGCCCGTTCCAATTCGCGGGCCTCTTTGGCTGCCGCCTTGCTGGCCTTGCCGCCCTTCTGAATGCCAGACTGCATTTTGTCGAAGCCGCGCGTGACCTTCTGAATACCGCTCCAAAGGGCGGCTTCCTCGCTGGTCATCACGACTTTGACTTGCGGTCCGGACATTTTTAGCGGCGGCCGTGTTGGGGTGAGTTTACTGCGATCGGTTCAGGCAACCCGACGCCATGAGCCAGCGCCCAGGTGTCGGCTAGGGTTGGGCAGTATCCTTCGTGCCTACCGGCTGCCCACCGGATGTAGCGGAGGAATCGAGAGTTTTTTTTTCCGTTACCAAAGCCTCTTCGATCTTGTCGCGGCCGGGCTTGTCGATCAGGTGTTCCAGCACTTCGTACGCGCTCGAGCTATCGAATAGGCCCAGCAACGAAGCCTCGGCGGGACCGATGGCATAGTTGACCGCCAGCACCTTGACCGCCGCGTCGTGCAAGTAGTTGTCCGTGAGGAAGTCCGACTCGAAACCGTCCAGGGTGTCGTGCTGCTCTTGGTGTTCGGCGATGGCTATTTTCACGTCCCACCAATCGTTTGCGATTGCCCATAGCTCGGCGTGCGTAGCGACAACGGAGCCGGCCTGCCAGTTGCCGTCGTCATCCGCTTCCATCGTCCGCGGCAGCGTGCCGTGGAACTGGAGCGGTGGGCCAGAGAACTCGATTGCCACCGGCACTTCCCACTGTTGCCCATCGGCCAAGGTAACCTTATGACCACGAACAATCTCGCGGCGGACAAGGTCTGCCGGCAGAGGCAATGTTTCGTGGCCTACCCATGCCGCAACCTTGGGGACTCGCCGCCATGTCTGCTTGTCGGGAAAGTAGCCCACCCGAGCCGACTCGACTCGACTTGAATCAGCCACGCACACGCCCGACTTGCAGCCGGGACCGGTATTCGCGTTGCGAGTATGAATCGAGCCCGAAAGCGCATAGCCCAGGCCCAGGGCGTTCGCGTCGGCAGCGCCGAAACCTTGCTCGCGGCCCTCGACAAAGTACAAAAACCCACCCATGGCTGCTCCTTAGTTACGCGGCGTTGTTTCGCAGCACGCCCAGCTTCAGCGTCGGCGTGGCCACCTCGCCACAAGTGATGTAGACCTGAGCCACGGCGTTACCAGTGATCGGAGTCGTGCCAATGTCGTCCGAGTGCCAGACACGCGGCTCTTCGGCGATAAGCTCCAAGGCCAATAGCGTCACCTCGCCGGAATCAACGAAAAGAATATGACCTCGATTGGCAAGGTGGATGCCAAGGAAAACCATGTTGTCGCCGTCGAAGTCAACGTCGATGGCCACTCGCTTGCAGACGTAGATGGCAGTATCCTGCGTGGGCAGGTTGTCGCCGCCGCCTTCGCTGACAACAGTATCGACCGTCAGCGTGTCGGCATCCTTGGCAGTCACCTTGCGGCCGTACGAACAGCCGCCGGACCAGAAGAGGTCCACCCGATCATCGACCAGGTAGCTGTGGCCGGCAGCGGTGATGACGCCCGTGTCATCATCGGTGCGAGTGGTGAGCGAGCCGAGGGTGGCGGCGTTCAATACGGGGTCTTGAGTGATTAGCCCCTCTTCGGTTTTTTCGACGGAACCGACAAAACTCAAGTCGCCGATGGCGACGCTTTTTTGTACCGTAGCGGTGGACATTGGGAATGCTCCTTGTGGGTCACGAAATCGCCGCGCTGGTGTCGATAGTCATTGGCGCGTTTGTGCCGTCGTATCGAAGGGGAACGGTCAGCGAAACGGTGCCGGGGGTGGTGTCGCTGGCGGAGAACGCTTCGTCGGGGACGATCATGCCGTCTACCGTTAGGGCAATGTGCTCCGCAGTGGCGTCATCCTCGAATTGATCGGCCAGCTTTCGCTTACGGAGATAAACAGTCGAGTTTGCATGAGTGGCTTGCTTGCCCGTGAGCGGGATGCAAGTCGACTTCAGCCACTCGATATCCAGGCCGTCGAGCGTCATGGACGGCAGCACCGTTCGGATAGATGCCAGCGTTGCCCAGATATCACTGTCAGCGCCCTCGCCTTCCGCCGTAATGCCGAAGTCGAGAACCATGCGGGTCTTTTCCTCCAGCAATTCGCCGCCCAGGGTAGTGGGGCCGAGGGTGAATCGTTCGCCGTCGGTGAAACCTGTCGGAAGCGTAACCGCGTCCGTCCAGACAACGGGGTCGTTCACGCCGTCGAAGGTAACGACTGCCTCGTAGTCAAGCGTGGCGTCTCCGCCATGCTCAACGGTCAAGGTGCGGGGAACAAGAATCCCGCCGGTCATAGTGAATTTACGATGCACGGCACCCGCGCTCCGCGAACTACCCTGTGCGTGCTTCTGCGCGTAAAACGTCAAGCCGGCGGCCATATCATCGATACTTGCGCCAACCACGCCCACGGCGTCCAGGGCGGCAGCAATGGCCAGCGTGGAGAAGCCCGGGGCAACCCGCTGCTTGTAGAGCGACAACCAGCGGCGGTAGATTTCGCCACTGGTCGGTTCGCCATTGACCTCATTTTCGATGGCGATATTCTGCTTGGTGATTGCACCGATCTTGGCCGAATCGACCACAATGCCGTAGTGCGAATGGAGCCGAGTAACACTCATGGGAAGTCCCCTTGTAGGTTTGCTTGATTCAGGCTTTTTGCCACGTCGAGATTGTTCTGATTGCCGCCAATCGCTCTTCTATTTTTTGGTTATGCAAGTCGGTCAATATCAATCGTTCACTCTGCGAGATCGTCGTCAATTCTTCTCGCATGTGAATGCGACTGTGCGGGCTACGCCTATTCGCCGCACGTGCGCCGGGCAAAATCACTGACATCTTGCTTTGCTTGCTGGTCGCTGTGGAGTGAACACGGTACGAACCCAACGCGCCCCGTTTTAGGGCACCACTCCAAACCAGCGGATCGGTGTGGTGCATTGTCTTTTGCTTGCGGCCGGTGTAGCTGCTCCAGAATCCTTTGCGATGTGCGTTACCCGGTTCGCCTTTGCGTGGCTGGTAACCGTACTCACGTGCGCCGGCTTTCGTAAAGTGCTTGGGAAGCATGTGGTCAAACCAGAAGTCACCAACGTCTTCCCAGGCCTCTACGATCAGCGCGTTAAATTGGCGTTGACTGAGATTCTCCGTACCCGGCACAGGCCCCGTATATCGAACTTTGACGAAGCCGAGAATCATAATCCGCTCGTGATAAATTGCAGTTCGGCGGCCAACCACACGCCTTCGGTCGGCACATCGTTTTGGTTGCTCGAAAAAGGCCCGTCCAGCAGTATTGCACGCTCATAAGCCAAATAACCGCCGCTGCCCGCAAGAGATTCCAACCCCTCGACAATCAAGCCTAGCTCGTTTTGGAATTGAAGAAACGCATCCGGCGTTGGTAGCCCGCCACTGGACTCGAAGGCATCCTTGACCAGCAACAGACGAAGTTGACCGCTAGCCGTTTGGAAAACATAATGGTCGCTCATTGCTACCGCGACCCGTGCGAAACCTCCATCCGGCGTGAAGATGGCCGCATAGGGCCGATAGGCTTGCAGTTCGGTTAGCGTATAGCCCACGTCTTCGTCAGCCGGCGGCCGCAAGCCTTCGTGATGGATTCGCGCGAGCGCTGCCGCTTGCGTGGCAACGCCGCAGAAGTCTCGGAACGCCTGAACGTCCGCCAAGCTCACGCGAAGCGTCTCTTGCCGCAAGCTCACCATTCCCGCAGGCGTCACGCTCACCACTCACCTTTTCGTTTCGAGGCTGTGGACGCGCTGCTCGCAGCGTTCCAAGCCCTTTTCAGTGTGCCCGACGCGCGTCGTCAGACAGCCCGCCCACCAAAGCAAAGACCCTGATTGAAAGATCAGCGCGGTGGTTAGGGCAATCGCGGTTCCGAGAAGGTATTTTTTCAACCCGTCGGCATCGGTCATGCGATTCTTCCTATCGTCTTGGTCCGTCACGGCCGCGGCGGACGGAGCCCGTCCGCAACAGCCGCAAGTGGACGAAATTCGTATCCCGCGACTCGACTTCCTCGATCGCGTATTCCAACACCTCGCCCTCCTCGGTCACTACCAGCGTGCCGGCCGTGGTGGGCGTGCCGCCCCAAAAGGGCAAGCCGGTTTGTCGCGGGAGCGCCGCCAGGCGAACCCGGCGGCGGCGGCCATCGTCGTCTTCCTCCGCCGTTTCCGCCGAAAGGATGGCCTGAAAAACGCCGCGAAACTCGCCGCCGCCGTCGCGATACTCGACACCCTCAGGCCTGCCGTGGTGCTCAACAAGCACCGGCACCGCACGCGCACCGAAAAGGTAATCCATCCGCGACATGCCTACCTCTACGTCGTGACGTTTGACAGCAGGTGCCCGCACCCGGTGTACAGCACCTTTTCGTCAACTTCGTGACGTACTCGAATCACCTCGGCTCGGACCTTTGCCTCACTGTAGCTCTCCACGGCTCCGCCGATCTGGCTGCCATCTTCGCCCCAGTGGAACGTCCGCCCAACGCACGGTTCGCGCATGTCGCCCGAGACTGCCAGCCGGCAAACCATCGCATACTCATCCGACCACATCGGCGACAGAGAACGAGTCTGCGCTTCGTTGGCCGTATTCTGAGCCGAGCCGGAAACAAGGATATGGTCCAGGTCGAACACGGCTGCCAGTTGCGCCGTAGTCACGTCCTGGGCTCGTGTCGGATAGCCCGCTCCAGCGGAAGCGATCGCGTCCTTGATTTGGGCGCAGTTTCGCAAGTTACGGAACACGAAGCGGTTGATGATGAGCGCGTTGGGCCACAGCCCCGTCCCGTCCCATACCTTCTTGGCGGCGGCATTCACGTCAGTGATCGGGACGGCGTTGGTTGCGTCGTCCCACTCATGGGTGATACCGGTCGTCAGGGCCGCGCCCGTCCAGGTGGTAGCGTTGAAAATCGCATCAGCGATACGCTTCTCGGCTGACCGCAGCACCACGTCGTAGGCCCGGGCCGCGCAGATTTGCTCGAAGTCAAAAAACTCCGCGTACATCGTCGATTCCCGGGCGTCCACGGGCTCTTCCCACCCATGCTCTTCTGTAGCGTAGGTGTCCGTGGTGAACGTCCAATCGCCCCGGTTGTACCCGGTCCGAGGAGACCGTTTCGTTTCCTGATTCTGGAGCAAGCTCTCCAGGGTAATCTTCGGGAAAGTGCCCGAAGCCTTGGCCACCTCGAACGGCGGCAAAACTCGGTGTCCGACAAATCCCTGGCGGTCCGCCGCCAGATCGAATTGCTCGAACCCTTCAGCCAATTCGGGGCGAAGACTGCCCAACGCGCTAGTGGGAAAACCCATAATTACCATCCTCACGAAAAGGGGCCGCACGCTACCGCGCGCGGCCCCCAGAGGCCGGCAACGTTTTGGGCCGTCTCGCTGGGTGGCCAGACCCAGTTTTCGACCCCGGTAGACCGCACGCGGAAGCGCACGGCCAGGTTTCAGTTGTTAAGCATTCTTGCGACTAAGCACTCTTCTGCAATCCGGCGTTTTCCAGCACCGCCAAAATGGAATTAATGATTACCCCCAACGCATTCAGGGCTGCCTCGGATTCCTCATCATTGAAACTATCGGCCAGGGCGTGAGCAACGCTAGCGTCGGCAACATGCGCGGTTGCCGCAATCGCTCCCATCGCGGAACTCATGGTGGCCACTTCGATAATGTCGCCATCGGCGGCTGCCGTCTCAAGGGCGATACCCTTGACGTGGCCGTTGGCCGTGTCGTCGATCTTGCCGCCAGCAGCACCGTACACGGCAGCGTGCTTGGTAATCGCTCCAGCAGCAACCATCTTCCGCGTGCCAGTCGCCGACCAGAGCCGCACGGCTCGCATATCGCCGTCAGCGAAAGCCTCCGACTCCAACGTGCCAATATCAGCTTCGCCGATACCGGCCGCCGCGAGCTTCAGGGTATCGAACTTCACGCGCAAGTATTGCGCGACCGCCCCGCCGGCCTCAAAAGTCTTGCAGGGAGTTTCAACAAAATGACTCATAGCCTTATCCTCTCAAGGGGTTTTTAGCTGCTTTGGTTGCGTTACTTGGTTGCTCGTGTCGTCTGCACGGCCTCAAGGTACGCCGCATGCAAGTCCGGGTCCGCTTTGACCACGGCTCGGACGGCTTCGGCTTTCGCTTTGCCCGCCTTGACCTGTTCGGCGACGGCTTCGTTGAACGCGGCGATGGGATCGCTAACGTCGCTGCCCGCCTTCGTCTCGGAACCGCTACCGAGTGCCTCGACACCCGGCTTTTTCGCAGCAGCCTCGGTATCGGCCTTGATCTTGTCGGCCTCTGCCTTGAGTTCGTCGATCTGCTTCTGCTGCGATTCCAGCCGCACGTTCTGGGCAACCGTCCACGCCTTCTGGGCAATGGTTACAGTTGCTTCAGCGTCAAGCTGCTCGCACAGAAAATCGTTGTCGGCACCCGGGCAGGCTGCCTTGAGTTCCCGCAGCGTACCAGCTTGCACGCCAGTATCTTTATCTTGCGTCATCGTTTTTTCTTCCCTTCTGTTACGTGTTCCGCCGGCGACCAACTGAGCCAACCCGGCAAGAGTTTCCTCGAAAGATTGAATCCCGTCGATCATGCCAAGTTTGGCAGCATCGTTGGCCGCATGAATCCGCCCATCAGCCCATCCCTCTACCGTTTCCACCGACACATTCCGCCCGGTCGCAACACCGGCAACGAACTCCGCTTGCACCTGATCGACAACCCGTTGCCACATCGCCTGTTGTTCGTCGGTGATTTCCGTCCCCGCGAAACCTGCCCCCTTGAGTTTTCCGGCCTTGATGACGATGGCCCGAACGCCTTCTTTTTCTGCTTGCACCGAGTAGTCATAGAGCCCGATGAATGTTCCAATTGATCCGATCATCGCCGTAGCGGAGTTGGCGTAAATTTTCGAGGCCTTGGACGCTACCCAGTAGGCCGCACTGGCGGCCAAGTCTTCCGCGAACGCATGTACCGGTTTTTGCTCGCTGGCTCGCTTCACCTCGGCCGCCAGGTCGGCAGTACCCGCAACCGTGCCGCCGGGTGAATCAATCCGCAACAGAATCGCATCAACATTCGGGTCGGCCGCTGCTTGCCGGATGGCCTGCCGCATCAATACCGTGGAGGCCGCCTCGCTCAGGCTTGAGCCCCGTTTGGTCATCGTGCCGTTGATGTCAATGACCTGGATCCCCACGTCGTCCACGGCCAACGGCTTCGGCGATGGCCCCGCCACCACTGCTGCTACATCCTTGGCGTGAATTTCGATATGTGCCGCCAGGTTCATTTTGGAGACACGATCGAACATCGCCAGGAAGCGGCTATCGTCAACTGCCCAAAGGCCGAAGTATTGATCCAGGTCGAGCCCTAGCGACAACGCCGGCGTCAAGTTGATTTCATGCGTCATCTTTTTCGCCTTTTGTATTTTGTGTGCCCGGTTCATCTGGTTGCACCGAGATGTTGATTCCATCCGGCGTGGGCAGTGCCGCCAACTCCCGCCAGCTTACTTCCAGCCCCGTGTTTTCTTTCTTGAGTGCCTCCGCCATCGCATGTGCTTCGCTGATAATCGAAGCATTGTCCGCGACGATGTGGGTTTTCTCTTCGTCCCAGTCAATGTTTCGCTCTCCGCACCGCCGGCGCTGGCTGCACAATGCGTTGCGAACACGCAAGAGGTCAGCCGAAGCATCCTTGAGCGGCTCGATGTAGGGCCACGTCGGGGTCTTCCACCGCACGCCGAACACATTCACGCCGGACTTCTCCGCCGCCGCTCGCATTGCCGGATCGTCAGCCATCCACCGCCGCACCTGCCACTTCCATACGGGCCGATGTAGCCGCCGGATCATTGCTCGCTGG